TTATGTCTCGGTCGGTGGATTCCGGGCTGTCGGTAGCGCCTGCGAATCTCCCACGATCCCGGTTAGTCTCGCCAAGTCCGGCTGCGGTGCGGCACCCTCCGCACCACAACGCGCCCAATCAATAAACTCGCGTAGCCAATCAATCGCATCCGTGAGACCACGGCGAAGCAAATGCGTCCGGTCCTCCTCCACACGAAGCATCGCCTCCGTGTCTCGCAGCCGACTCTCGACGCTATCGAGCCTATCCTCAAGCTTCTTAATCCGATTGTCCTGGCTCTGCAGAAGCGTCCCGTTGAACATCACCGATGATTCTTCTTTACGGCCTTTCCAGCCAATCCACGCCACGATAATGCCAACTAAGGCGCCCGGAATGGAGTTAATTAAGCTTCCCCAGTTGATCTCCATACGCAACCTCCCCACGGGAGCGGTTTCGTCCCATCACTGTGGCAGACGCAGCCGCAGTAATAGCCAACAGCAGATAATTCTTCGCGCTTACCCACATTCGTGACCCATCGCGAATCGCGTCAATCGCATACGAGCTCGCCCACATCGTCAGCAACGCCCCGCAGATTGCAATGCCTGCGGTTCGGCTGACTCTGCCAAGCGCGGCCCACTTCCCTTTCGGCGGGGTAGCCGCACCAATAGCCAGAAGCAGCGATGCGGCCGCCCATGCGAGTGCTGGGCTACCGGCGGGCAGCGCTGCCTCAACTGGTGTGAGTGCGGTCACCGAATGCCCGTAGTATCCGGCGCTGGTGGCTGCAGCGTAGATAGCCCAGACCGTAGCGATCAGGCGCGGGTTGAACAGTTTTTCCGTCACCGCGCCAACCCCTACTCGCCCAGCCGGTGCTCACCGACGTACTCGCCGGCGTTGGTGGTGGCTGCAGCGGTACCGAGGCCGAGGACCGGGGCGATAACTGCCAGCAGCGCATCCATCTGTACTTCGCTTCCCCAGCCGAGGTACACGCCAAGGACACCGATTGCTGCGGCGAGGCCGTAGACGGCCTGACGCCACGGTGTGTCAGAGTGCAGCAGGGCGAAGATGAGGGTGACGGTTGCAATGATGACACCGGTGATGGCTGGTGCTGCGGTGTCGTCCAGGACACCCCAGGATACGAGCGCTGCGACGAGAGCTGACGCTACCGCGTACCAGGTGGCACGAGCAGACGCTGGAATGAAATTACGAATGGTTTCCATGATGGTTTCCTCCTAATTGTTTCAAACAACTCCGAATAACTTGGCAGCGTTTGCGCTGGCAGAAGTTGTTTGTGGGTTGTTTTCTGCAAAAGAAAAGCACCCCGGTGGGGTGCTTACTTGTTGTCAGCGACAAGCTGCCTGAGCTCATCGAGCTGTTTGAGTACTTCGGCGTTTTGCTTCTGCAGCTCTCCTACCTGCTGCCGCAGTGCGAACACTCCCGCGTCCGCATACATGATGTAGTCAGCAAGTGGTGCGATGTGCTTCGAGCCAGGAACATGGCTCTTGCACGGAGTGTTGAGCGTAAGCGGTGCGGTCATAGGTGCCTCCTTTTTCTTCACCGCAGTGGAATACAAATAGCCCTTTGGTGGGATCATCGTTGCGAGCTGCTCGAACGTGACCCACGACCCGTAGGGCTGAAAGCCGCTATCGGCGAGCCACACGTGCCGCTGCCCCGCGTCATCGACGGCATAGCCCATCACGCACAGGTAGTGGTAGACCGTGCCTCCGGAGTACGCGAGGTTCTGACGGCTCTTGTAGCTGGCGCGCGGGTAGTTCGACGGTGGGGCCACAATGTTGGCCAGCACGCCGAACCCTGCGTCAATGCTGGCGGTGACTCGCTGCCACAGCTGGTCTCGCTGCGCCCCGGTTGGCGGGTCATTCGGCATTTCCGCCAAAGCCCACTTTCCCGCAGGCGCGTGCCTGTCGAGCACAGGCTTAATCTGGCCAATCCAGTCGGTGCCACGAGTCGTTGTGCCCATTTCACGTGCCAGGGTCGCCTCCGGCAGAAGAACACCGGTGGCGGCTCTAATGATGGTTTGAGCCGACGCGGGGCCACAGTTGTAGCCGGTGTCTTGCCAGATCTGGTCACGCCGGTAGTCGAGCATTTTTTCCATGGGTTTCCTTTCTCGTTCCGGCCGGGGCGCAGGCGGTGTCGCGCGGGTGCCTGTGAAAAGGTGTTTGAGTTGGTCGATGGTGCCCTTGTACGCGTTGACGTCAACCTTGAAGCCCGCTACGAGGCCGTTTGAGCCGTACTGCAGAATGTCTGGCTTCTTGTTGCCGAGTGGGTAGTCCCACCCTCTGTGGTTGTCGCCGCCGTCACCGTCGTATGCGGCGCGGTATGGCAGTGTTCGGTTGTGGCCGTAGTTGGATACCCACAGAGCTCCGAGTCCGGACATTGACGGTTCGCCACCGGGCATGTTCTCCCAGTACCACGCGCCGCTGTAAATGCCGGCGACAATGTATCCGCGTTTTTCTAGCTCCCGTTTAGCCGCCCAGACGTCCGCTTCAGTGAGCAGTTTCCGGTTTCCTGCGACGCTTTCCACATCAATCCACACCGGCAGGTCACGGCGCCCACCCATCTGCTGGTCAATGACATCAACCTGCTGGGCAATCGTCGTGCCCTCGGACGGTGCGCGCAGGTACCAGTAGGTCGCAATCAGAAGCCCGGCGCGTTCTGCGTCTTTGAGGTGCGAGTGGAAAACTTTGTCGCGGTAGGTGCCGTCGCACAGCCGTAGGATTGCGAAGCTGATGCCTTCGCGTTTGGCTTGTGTGAGGCTCATGCCGTTTTGGTGTTCTGAGACATCAACACCGAATATTGTCATCTCTTTGTCCTCCCTTGGGTATGAAAAAAGCCCCACTCGGGGGCTAGGTGGCGTAGATAGGGGCTAAGAGCTCACACACCGTATAGCGCTGGATACCGATATCTATCGGATTGCCGTCCGTATAAATAACCCCATAAACATCAGTGACAATCTTCGTCACGGGCAGCATTTGTGAACTACCTTTCGCGCGAATCATTAAGTCCTCTACGCCGATGTATGGCTTGAGTAGGGTTTGTTCGCCGTTTTGCGTGGCGACTTGGTTGGTGTAGCGGGCTCGTGACGTGAATTCGGCTACTACTCGGTATCCGGTGATGGTGCGTGAGGGCCATATTTTTTTGGTGCCGACGGTCACTGTTTTCACTAGCCCCCCCAACACGAATGCTCTTGGCTTTGTTGAGTACAACCATTTTTACCCCCACACCGGTTGGTAGAACGTCACGGAGTCTCCTGGGGCTAACCCGAGGTCTAGCGGTTTAGCGGGCAGAAAAACACGTACCCTGCCACTTCTAATCTCTTTGTCCACAACCTCAATGGCTTCCCCACCTGGTTTCCCGACCGCGATTTCTTTGTACTGGGCGAGAACCTGCAAGGCTCTCACGCTGGCTGCGTCGTTGAAGTCGAGACGTTGTTTGATGCCGGATATGCCGTCAATTGTGACTGGCCCGGCGATGTGGTTCCAGCCCACAATCTTTTTGGCTTGCCAGATGACCCGACCGGCGACACGCACAAACTGCACTAGCGCGCTGCCACGGTAGATACCCTTCACACGGTTTAGTACTGGCATTGCTACTCCTGGATGTAGATAGTGTCAGAACGCGACCCGGTGCCACGGGCGATAGTGCGGTAGGTGGTGGACGTGACCGCCGTGTTCTCCAACGCCTGCACACGCGCGACAAGCGCATCCAACTGCGCCTTCGTCACCGCGTCCTTCGACCCCACCGCGTCACCAACACGCATCGTGCCCGTTCCAGTACGCAGCGCCATCGTCAACGGTGTGGGATTGTAGTCATACTCATATTTCGGGAGAATCCCGTCCACATACGCCTTCGTGGTCGCGTCATCGTCAGCCTGTGGGGTAGCCGCCTTCACCTGCCCGCCCTCGGTTCGCTGCACCAGCGAACCAGCGGTCACAGACTCCGACACCGGCTGTTTGTCCAGCTTGTCGGCCAGCCCGGGCACTGTTGGCGCGTCCCAGGTGCCAGCCAGGTCACCCGCAAGCTGCACACCGCCAGCGACCTGGCCTGTGGCGCGCGGAACAGTCGTGAGCGCGTTATCAGCCCGCGTCAAAGACTCACGCACACCCTGCGACAACGCTTCACGCGGCCACCCGTCCTCCGGAGCGCCAACCTGCGCCGACTCCGCAGCCTGCAACGCCTCATCACGAGCCTGCTCAGCCCCAAGGCGCGCGCCACCAGCAGCATCAGCCGCATTCCGCGCCGACTCAGCCGAACCAGCAGCAGCCGACTCCGATGCCTCCGCACCCTGCGCAGCAGACTCCGCACGCACACGATCAGCCTCAACCCTCCCAGCAACCGTAGCCACCTCAGACTGAGCCACACCCGCACGCTCAGCGAACCCCTGCGCCGCCGACGCAGACCCCGCAGCATTCTGCTCCGACTGCGCCGCAGACTGCGCAAACCCCGCAAGCTCAGCCCGCGTCTGGTCAGCCGCCGTAGTCGCCGCCTTACCAGCGGCAGCCTCCGCGCGGTCAGCGTCTTCCTTCGCGGAGGTGGCAGAACCAGCGGCACCCTCAGCAGAGCCCTCCGCCGCGTCACGCGCCTGCTCAGCACGCGAAGCCGCCGACTCCGCCCTATCCGTCAAATCAGTGAACTCGCCGCGCACCAACGCCAAAGAACCATCCAGCACACGCTGCACAGAAGCCTGCGCCTGCACAGCCTCATCACGCGCGCGCTCAGCATCAGACTCAAACCCCGACGCACGCTGAGCAGAGAGTTCAGCCTGAGCAGCAGCCGCCTTTGCAGCGTTCACCACAGCATTAGACGGCTGATACTCCTCCGAGTTCTCAATCATATCTGCCAGGCTGACGGTGCGCTCGGTCGGCAAATCAAACGTCCAGCTTTCGAAAACCCCGGGTGCCACAAGCTCAACCGTCGTCCGACCAGGATCAAGCTCACCAGTCCTAAACCGGCCAGCCGACAACACATAGTCACGACGCTCACGAGTCACAATCCCCGACGTACCCGTAGCCCGACGCGTCACCGTCGAAAAAACAGTAACCGTGCCTTCCGTAGGGGCGAGCCCCACATCCTTCACATCGCCAATTAAAACCGTCATGGCTCAACCTCCGTATCCGGATTAGTAGGTTCAGGAATCACCGCATCCTCATTCGGAACAGTCACTTCGCCAGAGTTATCAAGACGTGAATCCTGCTTTACGACGGTCAACGCGGAGAACTCCGTACCACCGAGCCACCAACGCCAACGCGAAGACCAACACTTCACATCAATCCAATAACCGGGCTCAGGGACTACTACCGTCCGGATAATGACTAGTGAGTCTTCGAATTTTCCTGATACAGATGCGGTGGTGTGCTTCGAAAACTCCTGCCCATCCGGCGTGTAAACGCGCAGCGTGACAGAAGAACCGTCCGTTTCACCAGGCCCCGGAAGCCAACCAGTCTGGTCACACTTGGCTTGAACGAATACCAACCATGCGCCTGGCTCATCCAACACAATGCCCTGCCGAACTCGGTCAATATGCGCGCCCTTATGTGGACCAATCTGCTTATCAAACGGCAGCCGCCGCACTCGCTCACTACCACTCGATCCCCGAGACGTGATGTTGAGCGACTGATACGCAGAGCAATAGCCCCGCAGCCCATCAAGCAGGTCTACCCGGCTTGTCAGCTTCAACTGCCCATCCTGGAAAGCAGCCGAGACGTCCTCCCACCCTTTTGGTTTCTTGCCGCTGAAAATATCAAGCAAAGGTTTCATCACCATAGATCGCAACCCCTGCAGGAACCCGTTTCGGGCTTCCTCTGCTGCCGCCGTAATGCCGGTCAGCTGACCCCAGTTGATGGAGTCGCCGTTGATGTTCTGCAGCTTCCCCAGGTCACCGGGGCGCATCGCACCGGCTGGTACTCCATAGTCTTTCGGTTCTGGCGCCGTCATTGTCCCTCCTCGTGCAGTTTCTTACGGAGCGCTGTTTTCTGTTCAGGTGTCAGCGCCGCCATAATTACATCGATTTCCGCAGGCCTCGACACCACGTCCTCCGGCGGCACGCCAGGCTCATCAGCCGGCAACCACAGACCGGCCTGGCCCTGCCACCACCCAGCCCCATCAAACGGAGGCTTATAAAACTCCATCTGCAGCTCCGGATGATGACGGAACCCACGGCGCCAAAAAATCTGCGACAGCGCCGCGGCCGTTTCCTCCGGAACCCCAAAATCCCCCTTACCGGTAGTCAGCTTCACCCACGCCCACAGCATGAACTGTGTCGGGTCATCCGCGTCATAAGTTGTTTCCAGCGTTGGCAAACTCATTTACAACCACCCATGTTTCTTAAAACTCGACGTCACAGTATTAATTTGGTCAACCGCCCACTCGACCGGGTCACGCAACGGTGGAACACCCAACGTTGCCGTCCACTCCTTCGGAGTATCCGCATCCCACTCAAGACGAAGCTTGCGGCACTGCAGTACCTGCACGTACCCGTCATCTGCTCCCGGCTCCTCACAGCCAATACGGTCACCAATCGTCCAATGACCAAAGCCCGGCGCGCCGATGAGATATGGTGCGCCGTCGCCGATGTTGACTTCGAAGGCCCATTGTTCGTTGGTGTCGCGGAACTCTTTCCTCATCGCCAACAGCGCCGAGAGTGTGTAGGCCTGCCCGGAGTGGTGGATGACGTTTTCTGGAAAGTGCGCCCAACCGAGCTTCTTCGATCGGAGCGGAGATTTGATACTCATCCATGCCAAGAGCCGGTCTTCGAACCAGGGGCGGATGATTGATTCGACAACGGAGCCGAGCGCTGGCTGGAGGATGAATGAGCCCATTATGTTGAAGATCAGTTTGATGTTCGCGCTAATGAGCTCATTGACACCTGGGGCGGATTTACCGCCGACCGTGACCTGCGCGACAGAGGCGGGTTTGTAGCTGGCTGACACGCTGTTGACTGTGCTGGTCTTGCCGTTAGTGCGGTAGACGACCCAGGGTTGTTCTGGGGCGACGCCCAGGAACCCGGAGACGCTGTACTGCGGGGCTCGGCGTGGTTTATCCAGGATGATGCGGGTTTCATCGACGAGGTTATCGGCGATTTCCAGGCCAGTGCGGACGAGACCGGAACCAATTTTGCCGAAAGTGGAGGTTTGCCCGTACCAGCCGGACTTGTCAACGATGTCGACGACGATTTGGCCGTTGCGTTTCAACCCAGCGCCCGGCCACGGCTGCGGGTCGCCTATCAGCCACCGGCGGCACGTAACCATCAGCCCGCAGTCTTCCAAGATTGGTTTAGCCACGTCGTGGAAGTTTTCGAACTCCGAGTGGATGTACCGCAGCGGGCTAGTGTCCGTGGTGAGCAGTGAGGGCTTAACTACCATCTGCCAGCGCTTGTAGTCCAGCGTCGCCAGCCAGGACTCCGGGTCGAGAGGGTCATCCGGGAGCTGCCAGAGCGACCCGTTGAGCCGGAGCAGATTGGCGAAAAGCGTGACCTTTAGCCCCCAGATTGCGTTTGCAAAAAGCGACCACGCATTAGGAATCTGCAGCGCTGGTGGGGAAAGCGGATTCGCCCAGCACGGAAGGTGCTTAAACATTTCATAGTCGTGAACGAAGTCGACGGTGACGGTGCGGGCGAGGTCTTCGTCCTGTGTGAGGGTGCAGTTGCTCATTAGCCCGCCCCATCGCTCCCCCGCGGCGTCGATGGTTAGCACCACGTTTTGTTTTTCACGTTTGCGTCGTTCCCAGCAGAACTTCGCCAGATGATGGTCAAACGGGAGAGCGATCTGCGCCGGGGCGGTCTCATTGACCTCGATTTCGAAAAAGCCAGCGTACTCGGCAGCCACCACGCCACGGAGCACCATGCCGACCGTTTTGTTTTCCCAAATCCGGATAAGCGGTGGCTCGTCACGGCGGCGACGCCGTTCTTCCCGCGCTGCGATAGCCTGCTCGTAGATATCGTCGAGCTGCTCATCGGATGCGCCTTGCACGGTCACAGCCATGGTGATTGCCACCTCCTTGGGATTCTGATTTCCGCAGTCGCACCGGCGATGTTGGCGAAGGAACCGTAGGTTTGGCGGATTCCGTAGGCGATCATGTCGCCGGTGAAATCTGCAATGAGGTCGTCAGAAAGAATCGGCACCCAGTCAGGGATGGTTCCCTTCATCCATTCGGAAATCTTCTTCCCGATTTCCTCCGGCGTGATTGCCAAGAATTTATCCAGCCCGATTGCCTTCACGAGCTCGCGGAGCTTTTGGGCAATCCACATGCGCCACTGGTACGGCAGCGGAATATCGAGCAGCGGGAACGGGTCAACATACACCGGCAGTCTGGTGTCCGGGGTTCCTGGCGGGATTGGGTACTTGAAGAATTGGCCGTTCAAATCCGCCCACGCCTGGGTGTTGTCGTTGGCCACAACCATCTCCGCACCTGGGTTAGTGTCAACCAGCATGGTGCGGCCGACGGGTTGCCAGGGCATGAAAATCATGCGGTCAGTGTCAAAAGCCTCACCGATAGGCTGGTCTGGAAGCCCAAACTTCGCCGGGGAGGTCAGTACCCACTGCGGCCACGACTCCACATCACCATGATTGTTGACGGTGATGCCGTCGCCCGCCCAGTTCGAGCCGTTGAATACGAACTTCTGCCGAAACGGCACCGGCTCGTACCAAAACGGGTCATGAGCGATAACGACCAGTTGGTACGACGCAGCCGCCAGCGAAAAAGGGTCACGATTATCCAAATACTTCGGGCCCTCTTCCAGGCGGACTGTCAGGAGCCGCTTGCCGGACATGGGGGTTGTGACAGCCAGCTTCGTGTCCCTATCCGGGGCGAAAGCGCGCATGAACCGTGACTTGTCATGCGCCCAATCCTCGCCGAAAAAGTCCACATTCAACACAACATGGCGCTCCATGGTTTTCGAGCCCACATAGCTGCTGCCCGGCTGCCCAACCCTGGCTTTATGAACCGTCTTAATCGGCGGCTCATAAAACTCACCCATGTCGCCCTCCATCAGGCGAACACTCCTGCCCCATGACTCAGGGCCATGGATAGGCCACACACTGCCGTCACAGCCCATCACAGTCAGGCCGAACTCCCGAATGTCATCCATTAATGCACTCCAATCTTTCCGGCCGATGCCTTGGCCTGCTCCACGCGATACTTCGCAAAAATGCCGTCGGTGTCATTGGCAATGAAGTTGTTGACCACGGCGGCACCATCAGGACTGACTGCAGACATCGCTGGTCCCAGATGCTCCTGGGCGATAGCCAATGGCGCATCCAGGCCGGTTTGCTGCGCCATGTACCCGACCGGGTTTTCCACGATCTGCTTCATGTCCTGGAACGGCAGAAGCACGCTTCCGAAAATGTCCTTCGAGTACTCTTCGAACGCGTTCGTCACGCCCCAGGCGACTTCGCCGGAGTACCACGCGGCCAGGTCGGTCATTGCCCCGCCAGCTGCTCCGACGACATCACCGGGGGTCATAGGCATGACTTGCCCCAGCATTGCTCCCAGCGGAGCTGCGGCCATGCCAGCTGCCGCGCCGCCTGCTGGGCCAAGAGCACCGGTTACCGGTGCGGTGGCAGAACCAACCATCGCGCCGATGGTCGGCGTGCCAGCCATACCCAGCGCTGACATGCCCGCGGAGAACGCGGAGTCTGTCAGCCCTGAGGCGGCAGACGTTGCCATGTTCCCGGCGAAACTGACCGCCGAGGATGTCACCAGCTTCGCAGCGTCAGCCCAACTGTTTTGAGCCATCAACATCGGCAGCGCCTCGTTGACTGCGTTCTCTAGCGAGCCAGTCGCCTGCTCAGGTTGCGTCTTCGCAGGCTCCTGGCCAGTTACCGTCGCCGCGTCCTGGGGCTGCTCCGCTGGCTGCGGAGGCTCACCCTGCGGCTGGGTGTCCTGCATCGCAGGAATCTGGTTGTACACCAGGTCCTCAAACGCCTTCGTCTGCTCAGGGCTCAAGACGCGCTCGGGCTTGATGGTGTTCTTCAACATGTGACCAACACCGGTGGCGCGGCCACCAGAGTCATACCAATTGTTCGCGCGCCAAAACTCGGCAGCAGCCACCGGAGTGCCGTACCGGTCCTGGATATACCGAGCACCCGCTTCACCCTGCTTCTCCGGGTCAGGTGACCTATCCGGCAGGTACTGCTGCAGCGTGCCCGAGGCTGGGTTCAGCTGGAAAAGACCGAACGCACCCGATGACGGGTTCACCGCATTCGGATCCCAATTCGACTCATGCTCGACAATGAAATCAATCGAGTCGAACTGCTCACCGGAATCCCAACCAAACGCCTTCAGGGACTTCTTAACGGCGGCCTTAACCGCATCGACACCCGAAAGTTTCTCTTCGGGCTGTTCTGCCTCCTCCCCTTGCACATCCGGGGATTCGACCGCAGAATCGACTGCCTCTTCCAGGCTGCCCTCATCGATTACCGAACCGTCAGTGCCCGGCGCGGCCTGCTGGCTCTCCGGCAATGCTTCGGTTGTTTTCCCGGCTTCGACAATGGCGTCGTCGTTTTTGCGGTAGTTGAGGAGCTTTTCAGCCCCACCGTTGACTGCCTGGAACCAGACACTGCCGAGTTTGAAAATCGGCGGTATCTGGTCAGGGAACCCAGCGATCTGCAAGGCGTCGCCGATATGGCCGGAAACGAATGCCGCCACGACACTGCCCGCGTAGCCGGACAGTGAGTCGCCACCGGGTGGGGTGGCCTGCAGAGAGTCTGCGGATGCAGATGCAGCAGGAGACAGTGGCGCGACGTCAGGGTCGGACTCAAACGATGACGCTGTAGCTGATGGTGCCAGTTCATCGCCTGTGTTCGTTTCGTCCGGCGCTTCCGCTGCGCTAGATGCGGCTGTTGTGCCGCTTCCAGCTGGAATCCACGCGTGGTGCGTGTACTGCGGATGATTGAACCCTGCTGCTGCGGGGCCAACCTTGCCGCCACCCGGGCCACCACCCATCTCAACATTGGTGCCGTCCGGCAGAGTACCGGAGGTGTGGCCGAACTGTCCGCCACCATTGTCGTACCAGCCCATACGGAAACTACCCGCAGGCCCGATACCAATATTCGCACCGTGCTGCTGCAGCCACGCCAGCTGCGTACTGGTGGAGAACTTACGCGGCCACGGGTCCATGCCAAGGCCGAAGGCCGCCAGAATGCCCTGCGTGTAGGAGCAGTCACCCCACGCGCCACGACGATTCGGGAAGTTCTCGTACGGCGCGCCGTCGAGTGGCCGCTCCGCCTGCACGCCACGAACCATCTTGCCGTCAACCAACGCACGATACTCCTGCGCGGTTGGTGGCGTTTCGGCGTTGATGATGTCGTCGAAAACTCCGCCGTCGGCGTAGCCCGGCAACTTCGGGAACGTCCCGTTGTTGATTTGCTGCAGTTCCTTGTCGTATTTCGCGGAACTGCGGCGGTTGATGATCCACTCACCGGCGTCGAGGCGTGCTGCTGGCATGCCATACGAGTCGTAGGCCAGGAACCCGTCGACTTCGTTGGTGCCTGGCCCGGCGGTGGGTAGTCGGTACCCGTCATGTGGCTGGTCCTTGGTGGTCAGTGCATCGCGGTAGGTGCCGCCGTGAGCGAAGCGTGGGTAGCGCCCACCTCGAGCGAAACGCCCACCATGACGGTTGCCGGACTTGTGGTCGCGGCGGAACACGTCAATGAAGATGGTCTTACTTACCAGCTTCCCAAGGAGGTCCTTGACACCACCAAGTTTCTCGATTGCCGCGCGCGTCTCTGCGCTGACCTTCGGCTCGGTTTTCTTGTCGTGAACTTCCTGCAGCCTGCGCTTCGCATCCTCAACCTTCACGTCCAGCTGGTCCTTAGTCAGGTCAGCCAGCGGCGTTGGGCGTTGCGAGTCCAGGTCGAAAATCTGGGCGATTGCGATCTGCTGCTCCGCAGTCAAATCCGCAATGTTGAGGTTTGCTGCCGGAGTCGGGCGCTGACCATCGAGCAGGCCAACTTTGTTCAACGCATCAATGTGCTGCGCATTCAGGCCGTCGATGTTCATGCTTGCCCATGGCATCGGACGCTGCAGATCCAGCGTGTAAAGCTGCGCCTTAGCGAAATCATCGGTTGCAAACAGCGCACTGGCGTCGAGGTCTGCCTTCGGCCGAGCAGTCTTCCCATTCAGATTGTCAATGGTCGTATTAACCGTGCCGGTCTTGGTATCCAGCAGAATCGTGTCGAGGTCAACCTTGGGGTTAGCTGACATGGTCGACAGCCACTCCAGGTCGCCACGGGCGATTTCACCGTCGCGGCGAAACTCATCCATGATGAGGTGCGCCGTCGGGTTCGTGGTCGACACGTCCAACTGGTCAAGAATCGACCGCGCCTCCGCCGAGGACACCTTGACCTGGTCGGTGTTGAGAAATGCGTCCATCTGGGCGGTTTTACCGTCCATGTCCGGCATTCCGTGGTTCACCCACCAGTCATAGCGGGCAACCGCCTGCTCATCCTTGGCGGTGATGGTGACCTCGCCGGTCTGCTCGTCGACGACCTTGACCTTCATGCCAAAGTCTTCGAGCTTCTTGCGAGCACCCTCGTCACTAACAATCAATCTTGTCTCGAGAGACTTACCGTCGAGTCCCGCGAAGCTCTTAGCTACCGATGCAAGCTGCGTCTTCGCCTCGTCAGCCTGAACATCCACAATCGTTTGAATCTGCTCCGGCGTCATGCCGTAGGCCTTGAGCAGCTTCTGGAATTCGGCGTCAGTCATGCCCAACGATTGCTGCAGGCTATCCAGCACACCGGAGGACTGCGCCCACACATCCTTGATGTCATTGCCGGCACCAACGCTATCTCGCATTGTGTTACCAAGGGTTTCCAGCTCATTGTGGGCTGCAGCGCCCGCTGTTGTCGTCGTATCCAGCAGGCCGTTGGCCTGCATGGTGGCACCAGCAAACGTTTCCATCTTGCCGGACACCTGATCCACGACCTTCGTCAGTTCCGCCGACGCGTCAGCGGCCGACAGTTCCACGCCAGCAAGTTCCATGAACGCACGATTCAGCTTGTTAGCGCGGTCGCCTGCGTCACCGGTCTTACCGGCAAGTTCCTCAATCGTCGCAGCAGCATTCGCAGCAGCCGGCCCCACACGATCGAGTGAACCCTGCGCGCGGTTGTACTCATCACGCAGTTTCTGCATCTGTGCGGCAGCGTCAGCGCCACCCTCACCAGACTCAATCAGCTTCCGTTTGAAGGCCTCAAACTGGGCAGACGAACCCGTCAACTGCTGGGCAAGCTCCTCATTAGACAGGCCAAGCCGCTTAATAGCCTCCGCTGCGCGGCCAGCCGAATCCGAAGAATCGCGCCACTGTTCATCAGCGAACTTTGTCTCCTGGGAAATCGTTCCCATGGCCTTACCGATGTTGTGCCCCGCCTCGTTCACGGCGATGCCGACGCGGGACATCCAGCCCGGGCCGTTGCTGGCCAGCTGCTCCAGATGCGACTGCACATCCTGAACACTGCTGCCCATTGCAGCGACAACGTCACCGCCAGAAGCCATGGCGCTGAACATGTCACGGAACGCACTGGACGCAAGCGTGGCGGAGCGGGCAGACTCATCTTGGAAACGGTTGTACTTCTGGGTCTCCGCGATAAGCGTCGTCACGACTGCAGTGCCGGCGGCCAACGCTGCTCCCCATGGTCCGCCAAACAGGTTGATGATGCCCTTGGCTCCGGCCTTCATGGTCTGCAGACCGGCGCCAGCGATGCCACCGGCTACAGATCCGAACCGCTGCAGGCTAGCCGCGGCCTTATGGCCGACGGATTGCGCCATGTAGTCGATAGTGGTGAAAGCGTCCTTAGACCACATGGCGTTGATGCGCGCTTCAACAGCGGCGGTCTTATGCGCCTTGGCCATCTTCAGCAGCGACACCGAGCCACGCTCATAGCCGCGTGCCATGTTCTGGATAGCCTGATTCGAGGATGTGCCGAGATACTGCAGCTGCGCCTCAAACTTGGTGATTTCCTGCCCACTAGCACGGTAGTAGGCCTGGATATCCTTAACGCCTTGCTGCATCGACGAGCGGGACTCAGCCATAGCGGTCTTCTGCTTCGTCACCGCGTCAGTGACCTTGCCGACCACACCCGGTAGCGTCTTAAAGCCCGCCCAGGCTGCCACGGCTGCAGTCACGGCTGCTGGGTGCGACTCCATGAACGACGAAATCGCCTCTAGCGGCGGGGTCAACGTCTTAGCCGCGACGGCAGTGGTCTGCAGTGCAGTCAAGAACAGGTTCCAGGTACCAACGCCGAGCGCACCGGCAGCTTGTGCCGCAGACGCACCAATGCTCACCAACGACGGAGCAAGCCCCTTACCGGCCTCCCACAACTGACGGAACACCTCAGTCGTGCGGGCAACAGTCGCAGAATGCATGAATGCTTGAAACGCATCCACCGCCGAACTGGCGAGATTCTGTAGCCCGGGCACCACTGTCGACGTCAGATAGGCATCGAACGTTTCCATGACCGGCTTAGCGCGCGCGTTCATCGCATCAAGCGCGTCGGTGACACCCTTGAAACCGCCGGCGGCCTGGTTGAAAAATGGTCCTGCGATAGTGGCGCCGAGCCTGCCGGCCGCAGCGCCCATGTTGCGGAACGCGCCCTCGACGGTATTACCCGCTTCAAGCGCAGCGCCGCCCATGCCACGTTCCATAGCGTTCTGGAACGTCGCGAAATCAATCTGCCCCTTAGTGACCATGTCGCTGATCTCTGCAGAGGTCTTACCAAGTTCTTCCCCGAGGAGTTGCAGGACAGGAACGCCGCGGGAAAGCAGCTGCATCATGTCGTCGCCCTGCAGCTTGCCGCGGGCTGCGACAGAGTTGAAAATCTGGCCCATCTCACCCATCGACGCGCCCGCGATGGTGGCGGTATCGCCAACGACCTTCAAGGTGCGCTCGAGTTCCTGGCCAGGCTTAATACCAGCTGCGACAGCGCCTGCGGCAGCGGTGGCGGCTTCCTCCAGGCCAAAACTGGTGCCCTTCACCGACGCCAGCGCGTTGTCCATGATGGACCCCACAGACGACGCAGAATGGCCGAGGCCGCGGAGCTTGGCTTCCGCCTGCTCGATACCGTTCAACCTGCCAATACCTTTGGTCAGCCCGGCACCAATGGCAGCGCCAGCGGCCACACCGACACCAACAGCCGACTTCTTCAGGGCATTGCCCATGCCGGAAGACAGCTTCTGGCCCATCGATTCGCCCGACTTCGACGCGGACTTTTCCGCCCCACCCATCGCCTTGTTGATACCCGGGGCGATTTTGCTGGTCTCCGGGATAATGGAGATATAGGCAGCTGCGATTTCGACGGCCATAGCGTCCTCCTAGGGCTTGTTTTGCCGCTGGAGTTTCCTCCGGCGTGCGAGTTCAGCGCGGGTATTTTGCAGTTCGGCAGCATTCTTCGGGCCATTCTTGGCGCGTCGTTGCCGCTCGACAGCTTCTTTCAGCTGGTCGATAACTGGGCGTGGCTTCGGCGCAGTCTTCCTCCGCGCTCGTTGCCAGTTCGCCCATGCCAGCGTGTCGATGGTGTTCATCAACAGCTGGTTTTGCGGCGCCTTGTACTCCGCTAGCGGGTCATCAAGACGCCTGACCGCGCTTCCTTCCGGCGCCCATGCGAGGAACGCTTTCAGCTCAGCCCACGACAATGCTGGGCTTCCGAGCTGGTGAATGGAGCGCCCTTTCTCGATGAGATCGTAGGTCAGCGCGGTTTTAAACCCTGGTCGGTGTAGAAGCCCGGCCAGGACTAGGATTCCCCCAGCGGAACATCAGTGAGTCGATTCCACTCATTCCACAGCTGGACTTTTTCACCGAAAACGAGGTTGTCAACGAACCACTGTGCGTCGTCGATACCCAGCTCGGTGATGAAGAAGTCGAACGCTTCGCTGACCGGTCGGCGGCCGTCTTCCAGGAGCTTGTCGTCTGGGTTGTCCTTAAACCACTTGGCGAACGTCGCGTAGGTCTCATCGTCGATGAACTCCATGCGCGGCACAGAGAACGTCTTCGACTTGCCGTCCTTGGTCGGGATTTCGCACGTGAACTGAGTACGGGCGTCCCATGCTGGTACGAATTCGAAAGCCATGAGGGGTCTCCTTAATAAGAGTTAGAAAAAATCTGGAGGGGTTACATGAGGGGTTTGGTGGGTTCACCCCAGGCCGTCGTCAGCTGAACCCCTCATGAAAAGCTGACGACACACAGTGGCCTGGGGTGAGAACGACGGTTAGGACTCCGTCGGGTTGATCTTGAGGGTGAGGGTGCGCTGCGCGGTGGCGCCAGCGCCGTCGGCGACACGGACAGTGAAGGACTCCTCACCGGAGCCGGTCGGGGTTCCCGAGAGCTTGCCGTTCTCAGCGAGAGTCAGGCCTGCCGGCAGGGAGCCGACTGCGGTGAACTTGTAGTTACCGTCACCGCCGGATGCCTGCAGGGTGGCGGTGTACGCCTTGCCCTGGGTTGCCGGGGCAATCACAGCGGTGGTGATACCGAACTGTGCTACCTCACCGTCGGCGGTGCTGATCGAGTAGTACTCGTACATCACGTTGCCGTCGGCATCTGGGAAGCACTTGGTGGTGACCTCGTACATCACGATGTCCTGGTGAGTGTTCTGAATGTCACCCAGGTTGACAACCTGGCCAATCGGGATGACCTGGCGCTTGGTGCCCTGGTCGGTCAGGTGCTCAGCAACAAAGACGGAGCGCGGCAGCTTCTTCTTGTTGTGCAGAACCTTGAAGCCCTCGCTTGTCTCCTGGACATTGTCGTCACCGAAGACGGTCTTGAGTACGTCAATGTTGGCGGACTCATAGAGCGTGGCGGTGAGCTCCTGGCCGTAGTCGGTCTGAAGCGTGTAGACAATATCGCCGCCGTAAGACTTCTTGTCCTCGGTATCACGAGTAATGGCCTGAGCCAGGCCGTCCTCGCCGACGATGCCGAGATCAGCGAATGCCGGGTCAAGCTCGGACATGGTGTCTTCCGGCAGGGCGGTGTTCAGCGGTGCGCGGAACAGCACACCGTTCTTGCCGGGGTTGGTTGACGTGATGTTGTTGACGTTTGCCATTTTTGCCTCCTTGGGGCATGAGAAAAGCCCCACGCGACGCGCAGGGCTTAAGTTGGTTACTGGTTAGTCAGCAGCGATATGAGGAGCTGGCCGGAATACTGAAACCGCACCAGGTTTTCCCGGTCGGGGTCGAGGAACCGCTGTGGCGCAGCGTATTCCCGCCACCCCCGCACCCTGTGGCCGGAAAGGCGCATGCCCTTCCACGACTCACTGCGGAGCGCCTGGCGAATCAGCCCGGCAACCTGCTCGGCTTCGTATTCCGTTTCTGCATAGACCTGGACCGACATCGTTGCCGCATCGGTGATACGGTTCGGTGTCGCCCCTCCAACCCGCGTGACCACGACATGAGGGAACTTCGGCTGCCGCGGGTACCGAGTGCTCACTCGAATACCGCCGCAGATTCTGTGCAGCAGGTCGATAAACGCTTTTTGGGCTTGTGGGTCAGCTTCCCGCATTGATGTTCCTCAATAGCGTGTTGTTCTTCGCGTTATCGCGAGCAGCCTTGTAGTTAGTCGTGATGACCGATGCGCGGTGACGAGACTTGCCCTCATAGGGGCTGGATTCGTACCCGTCGCCGCAGGCGTCAGCGATACGCGCGGCACGTGAGTCAACCTCTGCCGCCACTGCGGGCAGGCGACGAATCTCCTCAAATGCCTTAATGTTGTACTTGATTTTCATCTAGCCCTCCATTCGCTTACAGCGGCACTCGACCAGGCCCGGCGAAAACCACGGGTTGGATTCCCAATTCCCCGGCGGGGCGGCCAGCTCGTAGACCATTCCATCGACCTCGATGCGGTCACGGTCGGTGATGCCAGCTTCCACGGGGGCGTAGACCACCGCATCAAACTCCGCGGCCTCAGGGTGCGACGCGGTGACTGCCGGTGTGCCGCCTTTTTGCACCGCAAACACCATGACCTTGTCCTTGGTGTAGCGATGAAGAGGGTTGCCATACGGGTCTGTTGCCCCGTCTTCGTGGCGGTGCACCGTCACAGGAATCGTGCAGGGAAATACGTCCGCTACCATCCGGTTGCCTCCATACTCACTGCCCGGTCAGCGCTGAAATCCTGCAACGCGGATTCCAGCATCTGCCGTTCCTGGCCGGAAAGGAACAAGTCTCCGTCCGGATTCCGCCACGAGGTGGACTGCGAGAACGACCCCGCAGTGGCTTGCTGCTGTGTGATACCGCCCCGGTCAGTGGCGGCCAAAGCTCGCTTCGCCATAGACACCGACACCAGCGCGAGAACCTTACGCAGATTCTCATCCGGGGTAGCCGGGATTTGCGGGTAGCTTGCCCGCAGCCATGCTTCCGCGTCTTCTAGGACAGCCTCGATGGCCTCATCTGTAACCGAAGCGGGGGCAGTCTGCCACCGCAGGCGAACATCCCTATAGGTGGCAAACATACGCTACCCCGCAGACAGGCCGTTGAGCTTCACCATGGCCAGCGGATCGGTGACACCGAACGCGACGGTCGCCCAGGTCTGAGACCAGGTCGTCTGAGTCGAGGCGTCACGCCACGTCTCAGTCGAGATTGGGGACTCGACACCCATGACGCCGACCATGCCAGCCTGCAGCACCAGACCCTCGCCCTTCTTCATGGCGTTGGTGGAGTGCAGAGTCAGGCCGAAGGTGCCCAGCATCTCCTGGTAGTTGGCGACACCAAGCAGCAGCTTCAGGTTCTTAGCGTCAACCGGGTTGAGCACCAGAGTGTCAGCACTGTAGCCAAGGTCAGTCTGCTCGATAGCAAGCTGAGCGTCCAGCAGGTTACTGATGACTTCGCCCTCGCCAGTCTTCGCGGTCTTCGCGGTTGCGGCGACCTCGGCGGCCTTATCCCAACCACCAGATGCGACGCTCAAGGTGCCGTCAATCTTGTCGATTGCCTCTGTCAGCGCCGAAATGCCGCGCTCGTCCAGATCCTTCACCATGGTGTTGGAGACCTGGGAAATCTTGCGCTGCAGCAGCATCGCATCATTGCGGATACGTGCCTCATCGGTGACACCGAACTTGCCACCGGTCTTCTGGACACGAGCGACAACCGGCTCACCATCCGGGGTGTGCAGCACCGGGAACTCAGAGCCCGGCGCGACAATGCCTGGCTTGTCGGTTGCGGTCGGCGTGTTCTTGACCAGCTGGTCGAACAGCAGCGCGCCGCCGGTGGTGGTGACGTTGCCGAAAATGACCTTCGACAGGAGGTCTCGCTCAACCAGCTGTGCCGCATAGTTGTCGATGCGGGTTGGCTCGTTGAGCATCATGTCGATGGTGATAGCCCCGTTTTCAACGTTGGGGCCGGAAAGCGGGAACATTGGGTCACGTGCCATTGTGTTTCCTCCTTAGTTCAGGGCGACCGTTACGGTGCCGTTAGCGGCCTTGGTTACAGCGATGCCGGCGACGGGGCCGTCGGTTGCCTTCTTCGCCTTGCCGCCAGCGGCTGTGGAGATCTTGTCTCCTGCGGCGATAGCGCCGGAGGCGACCAGCTCGTAAATACCGAGGCGGTAGATGGTGAAGTGCTCACCGTCCTTGGCGTCGTGGGCTGCGACACCGAACGCATCAGCGTCGGCGGTAGCTGCCTTGACGACAGGGTTACGCCCTTCCATGTCGGCGGCGATGACGACGAAGGTGCCCTGGGCGATGTCGCCCTGAGCCTTGCCGGTGATGTTGGTTGCTGGGGTGAAATGCATCGGCGTGGAAGCCATTGCGTCCTCCAATCAGGTTGAAATGGAAAATGGCCAGCCGGGTTTAGACTGGCCATCCTGCAGGGAATGCGTTTGGTGGAGTTTCCGGCTCCGAGCGGACTGCGGCACCGAGCTGCTCCACCGGGGTGTTTGACGGTGGCCGGGTCTGTTCCTTCTGCATCGCTGCGAGCCGCTTGGCGCGGTCTTCGATTTCTTCTGGGCTGCCTGAGCCTAGAAGGTCGTGGTTTTCCTCGGCGATGCCGTAGCGGGCTGCCAGTCGAAGGCGGGTGTTTTCGGCCTCCAGGGCCTTGAATGCGTCTTCTTGGCTGGCTAGGCGCTCGGTGGCCTTTTGCAGTTCCGTCTTTTCCGCTTCCTGCTGGGTGCGCCAGCTCTCCGCGTCTGCTCGCAGTTCGTTGCGTTCGGTGCGGTAGCGTGCTGCTTCGCGTCGTGCTTCCTCGAGTTCCTTTCGGAAGTGCTCGGGCACGGGCTGCGCATCAGTATTGCCCGGTTCCTCCTGGGCTCCGGTGTGCGCCACCTGCTCGGCGCTGGCTTCGGTGGCGGTGTTTTCCTCCGACATGAGTTACCTCCTGGGTAAATCTGTTTTCGGGCATAAGAAAACCCCGCCACCACTTCTTGTGGTGCGGGGTAGTGCCATGGCGGGGACTCGCACTCCCGCAAATGTGGCTACTCCATGGCTATTTAGCAGTACTTAAAGTTCACCGTATTAGCGGTATTTTCAAATACATAAGTGTTTAATTCAGACCACTACTTGTATTGTTTTCCCATACGATATGGCCGCCACTGGCTCTCGCAATAACTTCTGCCGAATCAGGTGCTCGTAATACGGCTTTATCATCAAAAGCTGTAGCCACATATTTAAAAAGTCGTGAAGCTGCCCCTTTGTCTGACTGCTCATACACATCGACCACGGTTTCATACTCGTCGATATCCGGCTTCAAATCCCAGAAAGCAGTGACGTAGGCCCCGCCTGGAGTTCCAAACCGAAATGTCAAGTCATCATCTTCATCAACAGAAAGAGCGGTGCACTCTCCGACTTGCTTGAAGAGATTAATTACGTCTCTAATTCCTGCATCAGATTCAAAAGAAGTACTGTCAGCCACAAGTTTTCTTCACCACCTTCCGATCACGAGTGATAATAGTTAGCTGCTTAACTCGAGTATACCGTGCCATCGCTCTATCTACCTGGAGAATTGCTTCGTCGACTGGAATGCTAGACCGATGGAGGTCAATAATTAGAGTCGCACTTTGTTTACTGCCGTTTCTCACCAATTGATAGATGGTTTCTTTACCACTTCCTTGTGGAGCTTTTATCTCTACCTTGATGCCGTCGATTATGCAGTCTGCAGTTTTACTAGTATTACTTCGCGGAATTAGCTCAACAACATGGCCCTGAGATACCAAAAAATTGTATGTTTTCGTCTCATGAGCAGCAGGCTTAACTCCGTTAAGACTTAACTTTCCCTGTCTTTGCGTTTCACTGGTTGCCCTCAACTTGACTTTCCCTGAGTGCACCGCCTTTTGCCACCGATTCCACTGATTATCGACAGGCCGCCCGTCCTCCCATGTTGCCTCCCGCCAGGCTGCTTGCAACCGATGAAACTCCTGCTCCCCCTCCCACGGCTGCCCCTCAATAACAAGAACCGCACGACAGTCACACCCATCGTGATACCGACGCCCATCAGCCCGGCGCGTGGCGGTGTCTTCGGAGTAGACGGGGCCGCGTGAGGCGAGCATGGCGCAGAAGGCGCAGGATTCTTGTCCTGTGAGTACTCGGGCGTAGCCGATTCGGCGTCCGATTGGGCGTTTGGTTGTTGCGTTGCGGACTCTTCCGAGCCGTGCGGTGTCTTCGACTGCTTTTCGGCCGGCGTTGAGTGTGTGGCGCATGAGGGTGCGGGTCAGGCGTGCGCTCATTTGCTCGATGACTCGCGGGTGATTGGGGAATGCAAAGGCCGGTACGGATTTCTTGATGAGTTCCTTGGTCTCATCGTCAACGAGCTCGAGGATGATGTTTGATGGTTTCTCGCCGAATCCTGCTGCTCTAGCCAATGCGTCGTAGGTGGCGTGGGGGCCGTAGCCTTGGATTCGTGCCGGGGCTACTTCTAAACCGAGCTGCGCCATGTCGCGCCCCATTTGCTCGACGTAGGCACGGTAAGCCTCCTGCCGATACTTTACGACGATGGGGTGCAATTCGACGGCGATGTCATAAACCGCGTCGGTATCCATGGGCACACCGAACTCATCAATCTTCGCTGCAACGTCGCGCTCTAGTCGGCGTTGGATATCACGGAGTTTCGCGTCCTGCGTTGGCATGTGCCTTCACCTCCTCGCATGTCGATTGTTGTGATGCCGTTACAGTTCGGTTTGCGGTTCCTGACCACCGTCCGGCTGGTCAACGTCGAACAATCCGCTTCCGCGGCCTGCTTGTGCTTCCCTAGCCCGCTTGACGCGCTCATGCGTCCAACCAGGGATATCCGACCACAGCTCGTCTGGTGGTACACCAAGCATGGTGGCGAGTTTGCCGAGCCCATCAACCGTCTGGGCGAACGAGCGAGCCGATGTTTCCGCCCACTTGACCTCAGAGGCGAAGTCACCGGCTTCTTCTTCATCGCCAGCAATATGCGCACACAGGCGCAGCATCTGCTCATGCGACTCACCCAGCGAGGTTTGAATCTCAGAAGCCTTACGATCCTTAGACGTCTCCAACGCCGCCAGGCCGTCAGCAGAAATATTGGAAATCGCATTCGCACCAAGTGACTGTGCGGGAACCTGGGCAACTGCAGCGAAGTCGCGCACACTCGATTCACGCGCCTTGATGTACTGCGTCAGGTCCGTCTCATCGAACTGGCCGACCTTCACATCCTTGTTCGCAAACGTCCACGTGTCACTGATGGCCTGCCGCATCGCCTCATACTCCGACTTCGGAGCCCAACCGGTGACATAACGCTGCTTAAACGCCGCCCAATACTGCGCGACACCCTGCTCATAGTTAGTGCGGTCAATCCTGGCCGACAACGCGAGCAGGTGCTCAATGATGCCGTTGGTTTCTTCGCCGGCAGCCATCATGCGGTCCTGATACCGGACAATGGGCGTCACACCAACGTTGTGCTCCCGATATTCGATAAACGGCAAGTTCTCCGGCGACATGTAATAGCGCTGCTGCCACGCCAACGGCTCATCCGGGGCATTTTCGACTCCGAAGAAGTAAACACGCTCTTCGTCGTAGAGGCACAGGTGGCCGTTGTCGATGACCATGGCGATTATCGGGAATTCCGTCTGCGTCGCCGCCCCGGTATCCGGCCACGTCATGTCCTCCCCGTATCGGGCAACCAGCCGGCGAGGTGAATGCACGCCGATACGCGCCCCATTGAGCGTTGACGGCAGCACCGACGCATACGCAGTGCCATACTGCAGCGCCGCGCGGTGCAGACCGGTTTGGCGCGCATCCATTCGGTTGGTCTGCCAGTGGTGCCACGACCTGGCCTGCACTGAGCCTTCCGAGAAATAGTTCTCGACCTTGAGTGACTGCCCATAGGTGTCCAGCACAAGCCCAAGAAACGGGGTCTGAGACATCTTCGCGATCTGCAAGTGCCGGTGATAGTTCTTCCCCTGCGTCACATCCATACGGCGCGCCGCCTCGGTGTCTGACCACGGCTGTACCGCACGGTTAATTTCATCGAAATGCTGTCGTTGCACCGAGTGGTCCTGCAAAAGAGCACGGATTGCGTCACGTGCCTGAGACTCATTCATAACGTGCCCTCCTAGTAGAAAAATGCCGTGTCATCGACCGGCTCTGCCTTAAGTGACGGGTCGGATTTGACCATGCGGTAGACCATGCGAGCGCCAATCATGCAGACCGCCGCGTCAATCTTCTTCTGTGATGCACGGGACTCTTTCCGCACCGTCTCGCCATAACGGCCAAGATGCCGCTGAGCGTTGCGCACATGCTCACTCAAAAGCGGGTTGCCGTCGTGGGTGAACGCATGCTGCACAATCTCGGCGGCCGCAAGCTCACATGCTTGTGTGAACGGAAAGTCCTTGCTGCGCATGTCCCAGGCAATCGGCTCGGGGTTGCGCGCCCCAGGTGTTGCCCACAGGCGCAGCTGGTCGCCGTAGCGCTCCGGCCAATCCACCTTGACGAAGCTCTCCCACTCACGGACATCTGCGAAGAATGCCAGCACCTCGAAGCGGTCAAACGCCCGCTGCACGCCTGCATCTACCGCCTCGACGTCGACGACGCCGTCCGGCGGCGGGGCCCACACGCCAGCGGTGAAAACGTGCCCATCGTCCATGCAGCAGCCAATCAGTGCGGTGTGGTCATTCGACAATGAACCGTCGAAGAACAGCACAACCTGCTCGCCATCGACGAGTTCACGGTCAGGCCTGGACATCTGCGCCCAGTCCTGCGGATCACACCACGAGTCCAGCGACGCAGTCGGCCAGTTCAAATACTTCCGCTTCGAATCATCAGGCCGCGCTTTCGGGTGCCAAATACGCGCCACAATCGCGTCCAAGTCAGCCCACGGGCAATCCTCATACACAAAAGCCAGCCCGGCGCGCAGGCTGGCTTCATCAGCGAGGTCGGTGTCTGGTGGGGCTTGGCGTGCGTCGTAGAGGATTTTGCGGTCGGATTTGGTGCGACCGTCTTCCTGTAGCGTCCAGGCTTCAAATGTTTCTTCTCCGGCTGAGCCGGTGCCTGGTTTCCAGGCGTTGAGTGTTTCAAGCATGCGGGAGCCGGACTTGGCGAGGTTATCCAGGAGCGTGCGGTGTAGTTCGGTTCCGCCGTTGGAGTTGGTCCAGTGCTCGAGCTCGTCGCCGATGATGAACGTCGCTTCTGCGCCTTCAGCGGACGCTGCCGAAGACGTGATGACTTCCAGTTTTCCTGCGGGTTCGACATTGATTTGTGTTTTGCCCGCGTCGATTTGGTAGTCGCGGTTGAGCTGGGGTGCGGCGCGCTTTGCGACCATGGCTCGAACCATGCGCATAGTGTTTTCGGTCTGGTCCTGGGAGACCGCCGCGATTTGCACAAGTGGCATGGGTTGCTGCTTGCCGACACAGCCGCCGAGAACGTTGTCGTCGAAATGGTCCAGCCGGACTGGCGCGAGCAGCTCGATAAGGGCCATGACGGCTGCGAATGGTGACTTACCGGAGCCTTTGGCCAGCCGACGGGCTGCGTGGTAGTAGACGAACCGGCCGTCGTTGTCGACGGCGTAGAACCAGAGGATGAAGCGGGCTTGCTCGCGGGTGAATTGCCATCGTTGCCCGGCGCGGATGCCGTTGGGGTGGCGTAGGTATTTGGCTGCCCATGCGAGGGCGTTCCATCCGAGGGTGCGGGTGGGTATTCCTTCTGGGAGGGTTATGATCCTGTCGGCGGCGGCGACCATGTAGGTATCACCGCCTTTTCTTTATCCGGTTAGGTCGTTTTTGTATTTTTCCATCAGCAGGATTGCTGCTTGGGTGTTGTCGTCGATGTTCTTGGTCGCATCGGCGCGTTGCAGTTCGATGCGCAGTCGGCGGCGTGCTCCCTCTGTTGTTAGGAGGGAGTCCATCATGGAGTTGATTTGAGCGATGATTGCGGCGCGCACTGGCTCTGGTCTTTGCATCTCGTCGGACAGGATTGTGGCGCATAGGTGCGCTGCTGCCCAGTCGGATGGTTCGAAGAACACTGATTGGCCGGAATGCTTCAGGCTCCTGTACCAGCGTTTGGCGCTGATGTGCCAGCTGCGGTCTTCCGCTGGTGGCTTCACCGTTTCTGCACCGGCCACTTTCAGCGTTGTTGGGCCTTGCGGTTTATTGCGGCGTCGGCGTTGGTCTGACCGTTTGGGTACTGGGCCCGGCATGGCCTACCTCCTCCCTGTTGTTTGTCTAGGAAGCTTTCCTGTCTGATTCATGTCCTCGATGGCCGCGACTGTCTTCGTTAATGCAACCAGTTCGCCTGCCGACCACACGGTGGCGGTAGTGCGGATGAACCGTTCGGCGGAGTAGACCTCTACTCGTCCGTAGTTGCGGCCTTTGCTTTCCGGTAGGAGCCCGAAGATGTGGAGTCCTTTGCCGGAGACTGAGCGCTCAATGAATGCGCCCGGCGCGGCGTCGACAATCCGGCGTGCCCATTGTTGGAGTTGCCCGTTGCTGAAGCAGTTGTCCAGGTCGATGCATGCGAATCCGCCGCCGAGCATGAAACCGTGCGGCTTCTTTTTGACGTCGCGGAACTGCGTCCATGTTTCTGGCTTGGTTGACGATGCTGGCTTGCCGTTGGTCTGCATGGGGCGCTTGCCGTCGGCGGCAACCCAGCGTCGTGCGTTGGTCATTTCCTGCGGGTAGCGGTTGCGCTGGCGGGCACGGTACGCCTTTTGTCGACACGCATTCGAGCAGTATGTCCGAATGCGGCCGGGTGCCTGCAACGGAAGCATTGCACCACAGACTTCGCAACCTTTGTTCATACTTCAATTTTACCAGAAAACGTTACGTTTCACTGCTTTGACCTGGCCTTATGTTCTCCAATTAAAGACGGTCACACAGACCACGAAATAAGGCATCGAAGTTAGCGCTGCGCCAATTTTAAACCCGCAGGTCAGCAAAGCGCGCCAGCGTTCAATCTAGCCCGTTTTCCCACCTGACCAGCGCAAATAATGGAACCCGTACACAAATTTAAAGGCAATGCCCTCCGCCCTGGCCAGCCCCTCGAAGCGAGGGTCCTCCCCCACCCCTCACAGTAGACCTGGGTGGGGCTTTGTCCAGACGGGCTGGCGGCGTCGCTGCCTGGCCCGGGCTGCTTCCCCTGCGGTCTTTTCTCTGTGACACGACGAGCAGATAGCCCGAAGGTTTTCTAACTCATCATTGCCACCTTCGAAGACCGGCACCACATGGTCCACCTCGTTGGCAATAACAGCGCAGCCATGCAGCCGCGCTTGGCATTCGAAGTGATCGCGCACCATCACCTGCTCAGCTAACGCTTTCGGTACGCCCCGGGATCTGGGACCCCGGGAGTTCGACTTCCACCCTGGCATATCTGACACCTCCTGGGAGCAAGTGGCAGCTGGGGTGGCTACCGACTGACCTCTAGGAATTGCTGGAGGGGTGTTGCCGTCCAGGTGAAACTCCGCAATTGTCTACCGCGACCCATCGTTGCCATCAGCGAAACTAGCGTTAGCCAATCGCTAATGGTTGACGTAAAGCAAAAGCTCTCAAACCATAATCTCAATTGAGATGGTTTAAGAGCATGCGCTTCAGTCAAGCGTAGCTTAGCACACGGACTGTAAACCGCAGGTCACGAAGTTCTACCCTGTCGACCGCGTGTCGTCGCCACACTGATGTGCTGCGACTGCGCGCATGCAGTCTGCAATGTCGAAGAGTTCCACGCCTTCATCACTCAGCGTCGTTGCAAGCTCACCTTGCTTCGCCCACTTCCTCAACGACGTGTGACTGACACGCACACCAAGCACTGCAAGCGCGTCGGCAACCTGACGCGCAGAACCCTGCTGCGGAACCTCCCGCCGCGCCACCGGCTCAGGTGGACTCACCCTATCGCCTATCACCCGCCGATGATGCTCAACCTCGACGAGCACACCATCAGCCCACGAACGCTCCGCGACATCATGCACACGATCATGAAGCCACCGAGCCACGTGCTCAAGGCGCCTGCTGGTTGGTGGCCGACACTGCACCTCGTAGGCCAGCGCCTGCGCCCAGTCCCACAGACACAACTCCGCCGCGTGCTCCACATCCAGCAAGTACACCGGCAGCGGCGGGCGAGACCACCGGGCACTCGGGGGACGGCCCCCATTGACCCCGGAGGCAGGCGGCGAGGGGACCATCATCTCAGCGAGGGCGGGGGCCATAGATTCAATCGCGGACAATGCACGACCAAGCTGCTCAACCTGGTCTGGCGACAACGGTGGCATAAGGCTCCAATCAACAAGCCACAACAAAAAAGAACTAGAGAACCAACAAAGGTAAGGGGGGTGGAACGAAAGAGGGGGGGGGAG